AGTAGGTGGGGTTGTTGTTGTCCGTGCAGGCGCTGGTTTTTCTCCTGCGATCTTTTTGCTCCACCAATCACTCATACTCTTCTCCATAAAGTACATCGTCTAACATAATTAACACTTTTTCTGACTCAGCAAGTTTGTTTACTACAGCCATACCAAAGACTGTCAACACCGAAGTGATCTCGTCTTTAGGGGAAATAAGTTTATCAGAGGTCTCCAAGAAATCAGCAAACCAACTTGCACCTTCAAGGATCTCGTTGTAAACCTCAGTTGCCACAAAAACACCCCAGCGTGACAAGATGTCGGCATATTCAACTTCTCTTACGTCTTCTGATGGTGGTGAGAACCCCATGGTCTCTGCATATGACTGTCCGTCTGGGACGGATAACATTAAATAAAAGTTACGCCGATCTATGTCGGTCATCACTTAGCGTCCGCCCAGTTATGAGCGACATTACATGACACTCGTAGCGGGACACCTTTGAGGATGACGCCGTCACCCATTGCTTCTATGAATCGTGGCATGATTGTCTCCCATGAGTCTTCTGGTACTGCGGTCACGATTTCGTCATGAACCTGGACCAACATCCTAGTATCAGTTCCTCGTAGGGCTTTTTCAATGTCAATCATGGCAACCTTACAGATATCAGCCGCACTGCCCTGCACCACGGCGTTAACAGCCTGTCTCTCGGCTCTGGAGCGCTTCTCATCGTCTGTGGACTTAATATCGGGCAAATGGCGCCTACGCCCTGTCAGGGTCGTTACATAGCCTTTGGCACGGGCTTGGGACACCACATGGCGCTTCCACTGGGTCAATCCTGCAAACTGCTCGTAGTAGCGGTTGATCATGTACTTGGCACGCTCTTCAGGGATCCCTGTAGTGCGAGCCAGTTTCATGTAGCCACCGCCGTATGCCGTAAGGAAGTTCACACCCTTACCAATTTGACGCTCGTCATCGGTTACCTCAGTGACGTCTTTACCAAACAGCAAAGCAGCCGCACCAGCATGAATGTCAATATTGTTATTAAAAATGTGAATTAACTCAGGATCCTTAGAGAACATTGCCATCACTCGCAACTCAATCTGGTCGTAGTCAGCCACCATCATGGTGTACCCATCAGGTGCTGTGAACAAACTGCGGATGCTGGAGTCTCGTGGGATGTTCTGCAGGTTCGGATTAGATGAAGACAACCGACCAGTTGCAGTACGGTGCAGGTTGAACGAAGGGTGCAAGCGACCTTTAGATAGTTTTGGTAACAACCCATCAACATAAGTTGATTTAAGTTTCTGCGTTTCTGACCACTGCAACAGCAAGGTAATGGCTGGGTGCTTTGATTCCAGTCGCTTCAGTGACTCTTCATCAACTGATGGCGATCCACCTTTTGTCTCTTTAAATGGTTTTAGTCCTAATCCACCTTCACGCTTCTTGTTAAACAGGAACGCTTGCTTGTGCTTAGTGGAGTCTGGGTTGAAGCCGACAGGTGCGTACTTAGACAACTCCAAAAGAATGTCACGCATCTTTCCGTCCAACTCTTTGCCAAGGCTCTTAAGTCGGTACTGGTCAACTGGGATGCCTTCGTTCTCCATCATCATGAGTACACGAAGCACGTCTGAGTCTTGTACAACTACACGCTGTAGGTCATCGTGGTGCTTTAGGTAATTAGACAGGCGCTCGTACAACATCCATGTCCAGCGAGCATCAAGGTGAACATAGCGAGCCGCTACGTCAAATGGCACCTCATCAATGATCTTGCCCAACTTACCTTCTCGGAAGTAAGCATTGTGCTTATCGTAGTTTTGCTGGATCAAACTCTCTAATGAGTACGACATCATGTTCTCATTAATAGCGTGCTGTAGGAGCATGGTGTCTCGGAATGGACCATCAGGGACGGTTCCGTAGTACTTGCTCAAAGAACGAGCGTCAAACTTTACGTTGTGCCCAACTTTAATAAGGTCACTAAAAAACAAAGGACGTAGTGCTTCTAACACAACTGACCTAGACAACTGTTCAGGCATAGGCGAGTACTGCGCTGGAATGTGATAGCGAGCCTTAGCGGTGGACTCTTGTCCATTCTTAAGAACTTTGCGATAACCCTCGGGTGGGACAGTTGTACCGTCACCAATCTCTTCGGGCACCGTGATAACACCACGACTGTGTCCCATAGGGATTGCCCATGAGTGACCTTTAGTGGCGATACCAATCCAAAACACCTCATTACGAAGTGGATCTAACGCCAGCATCTTGCGGTAATCACCTTCTATCTTTTCTCGTGCTTTACGAGCAATGTCTGGTGATGCGCTCTTTAGTTTTGAGATGTGCGCTTTCCATTCCTTCTCAATGTGTTCAAGAAGGTCGGGATGGCGATCAAGTACTCCACGGGTTTCAAGGTCAAATGCAAAAGCACCAATGCCTTGGATAATGGAGACGATTTCATGTAGTTCCTCGGTGGTAGACACAACACGGGGCGCTGGGCGCCCCGTGTCATTGTCTTTACTAGTGGTCACGGCTTAGTTGTTAAAGCCGAGTTCTTCTGATGCAATCTGCACCAAGTCACGCTTGGAAGGCACCTGAATGATGTCTTCGGTGTAAGCCGTTTCGGCAAACTCAGCAAGTTGATCTGCGGTAAGTGCGGACAAACCCCACTCCTCAAGATCAGCCGCTTTGACCATCTGAAGCAAGGTGGACGATGTTGCGCCCTTACCTGTGCGTGAGATAGCCCAGTAGTGCTTATCCAACGGACCAGTGCGGTCTGAGTTGTGGAAGTTCTTCAATTGGTCAATCACTCGTGGACCAACTTCAAGTGAGCGAAGCGCTGGCTCTTCACCTTCAGTCAAGAGAGCAACGTTGAAGTTGTGTCGCTTAGATGGGCGGTTGCCTGCTTTGCAAAGTGGGCAATCCTCACCGATGCAAACGAATGACTTCTGACCAGAGCGCTCAAGCCAGTGCTGACCATACGAAGCGTATGGAGCATCACCAATGAAGCGAATGATCTGGGTGTCTTCGGTCAACTTAAGACGGACAGCGTAATCACTGTTACCAGTCTTTACTGAGTCAACACCGCTCCAACCACTGCGGACAACACGGCGTACTTTTGGAGAGGCTTCGCCGTCTTCCTCAAGAACAATTGCTGGGCGTGGGTTGCGGGTGACTTCTGCGTTCCCAGTTACCTGGGCAGGCTTCTTGCGAACAACGGGTTGGAATTCCTGCTCGTCGTCTTCAAATTCATTAAATGGCATCGTTTTTCCTTTGTGTGTTTATTTTGGATAATTGCTTCTTACATGATTTCTGAATGAGTCCCATTGAGGACTTTTAGTGTTGAGGCGAAACCGCTCCAACGCTTCAAGCAGGAACTCTACCTGTTCAAGGCTGTATAACCTACGTCCTTGGACACTTTTATCGGGAATTTGTATGCCTTTTGGTTTAGGCGTACGGTACGTGGCTTTTGGTATCCAACCACGTGATTCCCACATGCGAAGTGTTACGGGACTACGCCCTAACGCTTTTGCAAGTTCGCCAATGCTAAAGAACATAACGTCTTCACCATTGACTTTAAAACTCTTTCCTTTGGCACCGTTAAGACGGTCGTTGATACCTGAGTCAGCAGTGCGCTTAGTTGACGGTCTGTTTTTAGGCGCACGCTTACCAGGGAAGTCGGGCAGATCGCCAAACATCTCCAACGCTTTATCGGTCACGCTTTAAAAGCCCACGTTTCTTTTTCAGTGTAGAAACCACTAACGGTGTCCATGTGCTCTTTGTGTTCCCAAGCAAGACGAAGCAGGTTGGCTTCACTAGTTACTTCAATAACTTCTTTTACTTCGTCCCATAGACCATTTGCTTTGGCCCACGCTTCAGCGGAAGCAACATCAAAAGAACGAGCAACACGGCGCTCACGCTTAAGTTCATAGGAACCAACCTTTAACCACTGATGACCCTTGTCATCAGCATAGCCAAAGACACTGACGGCTTCGGTCAGTTGCTTCTTCATGTCATTGTGGCGCTTCTCCAGAATTTCAAGTGTCTCTTTGGACTTCTTGAATTCTTCTGCAAGGCGCTCTAGGTGCATCTCATCAAAGTTCTCAATGATGGATTCTTGTGGTTTCTCTCTCTTTACTGATGCCATGTTTATACCTCCGAGTTTGATAAGAAGTCAGACAGCGTACCAATAGTTAGTTCGTACTTTCCCTG